GAAGAGATTTTGATGATCCTTCTTTTGGCATGCCAAGAGGTCAAAGTGTAGAAAACTTTGCAAATGGCGGTAGGCCACCTGTGGGAAGAGCTTCAATAGTAGGAGAACGTGGACCAGAGCTATTTGTACCTGATAGAGCAGGAACTATCGTTCCAAATAATGCAATGGGTGGCTCAACAAATATAGTAATAAATGTAGATGCTTCTGGTTCGTCTGTTGAAGGTGATGAAGGACAGGCAAACCAGTTTGGAGAGCAGCTTGCAGCAGCAATACAGGCTGAGATAATAAATCAAAAACGATCTGGAGGTTTACTAAGCTGATGGCGACATTTCCAATTTCAAATCCAGTTTATAACACAAGAATTACTCCAAAACCATCTGTAAACGTGGTTTCGTTTGGAGATGGCTTTGAACAACGTTTGACAGAGGGATTAAATCAAAACGCTTTATCTGTTAATTTAGTTTTTGAACTTTCACAAACAGATGCTGATACAGCTATAAGTTTTTTAAATTCAAGAATTACAGATGGTGATTCTTTTGACTACACATTGCCAAGCGAAACAAGTTCTAGAAAATTTGTTTGTGATTCTTTTCCAAGATCAATTCCTTATCTAAATAGAGTAAGACTTACTTGTGTTTTTAGGGAGGTATTTGAAGCATAATGGCTATTCCATTTACAGAATTAAATAAAATAAATCCAAGTTCTATTATTGAACTGTTTGAACTTGAGCTTACAGTAGGAACTCATATAGCTGCTGGAAATCCACAAAGCTTGCCTACTGTATATAGATTTCATGCTGGTGCAAATCTTAATAATTTTGGTGAAGTGATATTTCAATCTAATTCTTATCAAAGAGTAGCTGTAAAAGTGCAAGGTTTTGAAAAAAAAAGCACAGGCACTATATCAAGACCAACAATTACTTTTTCAAATTTGGGTGGTATAGTTCAAAATCCATCAACAGGTTTAGTAATAACAATGAGTGATTTTTTAAATACTGTGAATCTAGTAACTCCACATAATGATTTGATAGGTGCAAAGTTTACTAGAAAAATGCCACTTGCTTCTGCTTTAGATAATTCAAATTTTTCATCTGGTTCTAATCCTTTTGGAACTCCTAGTTCTGATAGATTGCGTGATGAAATATATGTAATTGACAGAAAAGCTGTTGAAAATAGACAGGTTGTTGAGTTTGAACTTACAGCAGCTCATGATTTAGAAAATAGATTAATACCTCAAAGAACAGTTACAAGAGACTTGTTCCCCGCTGCTGGTACATTTATTTGATGTCTGAATACAATTGGGCTACTGATGCTTTTAACCATGCTACAGAAGCATATCCAGAGGAATGTTGTGGACTTGTAATTGATCTTGATGGTGTGCAAACATATTGGAAATGTAAAAACATATCTGGTTCATATAAAGAAAAATCATTTGTTATTGACCCTTTAGATTATGCAAGAGGAGAGGATCAAGGTGAGGTTCTTGGTATCGTACACAGCCACCCTGATGGTGAATTAGCTTTTAGTCATACTGATAGAATGGCCTGTAAGTATTTAAATTTACCTTTTTATCTTGTGGAACCTAAATCAAAGTCTATTATTGTTATATATCCATCTGAAATAAATGATTAAATTAACTATTTATGGCAGATTAAGAAAATTTATTGGTGAGTCGGAGTTTTTAATAAAAGCAAACTCTGCAAAAGAGGCATTTAGCTTTTTGATTAATAATTATCCTCAAGTTAAAGAACATATAAAAGACCAAGAATATTGTGTAATGGCTGGTGATTTAAGAATTAGTGAAGAATTACTTGATATGCAGACTGAAAGTGATATAAAAATTATTCCAGTGGTTCATGGTGAAATTTTACCAATTTTATTGGGTATAGGTGCTTTTGCTGGTGGATCTTATATTACAGCAGCGGGCGGTATAACTCTTTTGGGTATTACTATCGGAGCTAATGTAGGAACCGCTTTAACTGCAATTGGAACGTCTTTGTTACTTCAGGGCGTAGGTGACTTGTTAACGCCAGATCCAAAACCTTTTCAAGTATCAAGACAAGAAGATCCACAAGACCCTAGTTATACATTCACAGGGCTTTTAAATAATACAAAACAAGGTGTTCCGATTAACATAATATATGGAGAAACTTTAGTAGGAAGCACAGTTGTTAGTTCTTCAGTTGATACTTTTCAAGTAATTAATAGACCTTAATTATGTTTAAATTATTACCCGAAAGAACTATATTCAGCAATACAATTTTACCTGCTGATAAACTTAAGTCTATTGATTTTGGTACTGTTGTTGATGTTCTTGGAGAGGGTCAAATTGAAGGAAGTGCAACTGCAAGCAAAGCGGGTATTACAGATAAGACAAGTGTTGCATATAATAATTGTTTCCTTAAGGATTTATTTTTAAATAAAACTGCTGTACTACAGGCTGACGCTGATAATACAAACCCAGACACATCTGAATTTAATTATCCAAGTGACCAGCTTAGATTTGAGTTTCAAGATGGCACTGCAAATAATACAGTTCTTTTTGCTGCTCAATCACAAAGTTCAAAGGTGGTTACAGGTGATGAGGGTCAAGAATGTAGCTTTCCAGTAGGCGGTACAGCAACAGCAAGATCAGGGACTATTTCAAGCACAGACATTGATACAGTTCAAGTCAAAATAAAGTTTGACCAGTTTTTTAAATTAAATACAAGTACAGGTAATAGAGAATCTACTTCTGTTCAAGTCATAATAAAAGTAAATCCTAATAATGGATCTGCTATAACAGTATTTGATGAAACAATAACTGGTAAAAGCTTTAACCCTTATAACAGAGACTATGGAATTGATTTACGAGATTTAACTGGATACAACACAAATACTTCAGGTGCATCTGGTTCATTTTTTCCAATAGTAGTAAGTGCTGAAAGAGGCAATGATGTCGGTGATGAAAATACTTTTAATACAATGCGTTTAGGGGAAATAAGGCAAATTATTAGAGAACCAAATAATTATCCAAATATTGCATATTCAGCATTAAGATTTAGCTCTGAATTATTCCAAAATACTCCTGCAAGATTTTTTAGGGTAAGAGGAAAACTGGTAAAAATTCCACATAATGCAACAGTAGAGTTAGCAACTGGCAGATTAACTTATAGTGGAACTTTCAATGGTACTTTTAAAACAGATAAAGCTTGGACAAGTGACCCTGCTTGGGTTTTATATGATCTCTTAACAGACACTACAAGTGGGTGTGCGATTCCTGAATCTGAATTAGATCCATATACTTTTTATGGTGTTAGTACTTATTGTTCTGCTTTGGTAGATGACGGTGATGGCGGACAGGAACCACGTTTTTCAATAAATGTAAATATTAATAATAGGCGTGATGCAATGGCATTGATTAAGGATATTTGTTCTGTGATGAGAGCAATACCTTACTATGAGGAAGGCACGATAAAAATTGCTCAAGACGCACCAAAAGACCATGATAACCCAAGTGCTTTATCTTTCGATTATGTTTTCAACAATGCAAATGTAGTCAATGGAGAATTTGTTTATTCAGGCACATCTTCAAAAACTAGATTTAATGTTATCAATGTTTCTTATTTTGATTTAAGTACTCAAGAAATAGATTATGTGACTGTAGAAAATAGCACAGCTAAAGCAAACTATGGTACACAAACAAAAAATATAAATACATTTGGCACAACTTCAAGAGGCATGGCACAAAGGGTCGGAAAATGGTTTTTACAAACGCAACAAAATCAAACTGAATCAGTTGTTTTTGAAACAAATATTGCTGCTGGGTCTGTTTTAAGAATTGGTCATATTCTAGGTATTGCAGATAGAGTGAAATCTTCAACTAGGAGAGGCGGTTTAGTGAAAGCTGCTACTGTCTCACAAATAACTTTGGATAATGCAGTTGCTACAAATTTACCTGACATAAGTGACAATCCAGAAATAAGCTGTCTCTTGTCAGATGGCTCAGTAGAAACAAAGTCGATTTCTTCTTATTCTGGTGGTGGATTAGTTAATGTATCTTCAAACTTTACATCTGCACCAGTAGAAAATAGCCCATATATTCTTGAATCTGGTGATTTAAAAGTTCAAGCATTTAGGGTTACAAATATTAAAGAAAATGCAAAAAAAACATTTACAATCGCTGCTGTTAATTTTAATGAGGGTAAATATGCCGCAGTTGAAGATGGTGAACAACTACCAGCAAAAAATATAAATATTATTACAAGCCTTTTACCATCACCTCAAATAGTTAATGGATCTGATGGAACAAAAGCAATTCAAGAAATCATAATATTAAACAACAATAGACCTGTTCCAAAACTTTTTATTGATTGGCAATCTGTAGAGGGTGCTTCTGGTTATCAGCTAATTTATATAAAAGATAATGAAAACCCTGTTATTATTAATACTCAACAGTCAGAGGCAGAGATATTACCCTCTGAAGCTGGAACTTATAAAATACAAATTTATACAATAAATTCAAATGGTGAAAGAAGTGCTAGTCCAACTGAAACAACTATTGATACTTTAGGTCTTACTGCTGTCCCTGAGAATCCTACAGGTTTACAGATAGAGCCATTAAATAATTCACAAGTTAAATTAACGTGGACTAAAACAACAAGCCTTGACGTTGAATTTGGTGGAGCTTGTGAAATTAGACATTCTCCAAACTCATCATCTTTAGCTACTTTTGCAAACTCAACTCCATTAAATGAAAATATAAATGGTGCAACAAATGAAGCTATATTACCAGCATTAACAGGAACTTACAGTCTTAAGTTTAGAGATTTAGGTGGTAGATTTTCAGCAACCGAAGCAAAGGTCGAACTAGCACTACCAGAAATGGTGGACGAATTGCTTGTCAAAAGTCAAAGAGAACAGACATCTTTCAGCGGCACTAAAACAAATGTCACTGTTAGTTCTGGTGCTTTACAACTTTCTGATCCAGCCTCAAACTTGACTGGCACTTATGAATTTGCATCCACTTTAGATTTTACTCATGTATATCAAAACATAAGATTAAAACGACACATAATTAGTGAAGGATTCTTTGTATCAGATCAGTTTGACTCTATTCCTGATTTAGATGCAAGACTTAATTTTGATGGTGCTGGAAGTGATCGTCTAAAAAGTAGAGTGCAAGTTTTAACATCACAAGATAACTCTAGTTTTACAACAGAACAAAATTTAACTAATGGTTCATTTAGTGCTAGAGCTTTTAAATTTAAAGGCAATCTTATTTCTGTTGATGTAAATGAAAATATAAAATTTACAGAATTAGGTTTTGATGCTTTCTTACCATCAAGAACAGAAAATAAATATCAATCAGGTGGAAATATTATTTCAACTCCTTTACAGTCAGGGACTTCATCAAGTGGTCTTGCTGTTGTATTTGGTAAGCCATTTTTTACAGGAACAAGTGATATAGGTGGTTCAACTACTGCTTTTTTACCCTCTATATCAATAGCCCCAGAGGATATGCCAAGCGGTGCGTTTTATGAGTTGAGTGCTATTTCAAGAACAGGGTTTACAATAGTATTCAAGAACTCATCTAGTACAGTGATTGATGTGAAATTTACATTCCAAGCGTTAGGATATGGAAAAGGAGCTTGATTAAATGGCAAGAGTTAATTCTACTGGAAAAGAAAGTTCAAGTAATTTTTCACCTGCTAACGGTACTGGTTCTGCTGTAAGAACAGCGATAAAAGATATATTTGAAGCATTAAGGACTGTTAATAGTGCTGATGGTGACCCTTCTGGTGCGGCTAATCTTACAGCTTATCAATTACATATAAATACAACAGACTCAGGCACTGGCACAGCATTATTAAAAATAAAACACCCAACAAATTCAGGTTTCGTTACTTTAGGAAATGTTTTAGATACAAACTTTGGTTTTTTATCGGCAGCGGGTGGCACAATGACAGGTGCTTTTCTTGCTGATGATGCTGGTACAGCTTCAGCCCCAGCATTAAGTTTTGACGGCGATACAGATTTAGGTCTGTTTAGAAAATCTGCCAATGTGTTAGGTTTTTCTGCAAACGGAACAGAACAAATGATATTTGACCAAAATGGTTTAACTTTACAGGCACAAAATGATCTAAGGTTTGCTGATTCTGATTCAAGTAATTATGTAGGCTTTCAAGCACCAGCTACAGTCTCATCTAGCCTTACATGGACATTGCCAGCTACTGATGCGGCTGTTTCTGGTTATGCTCTTGTATCAGATGCCTCAGGTACTTTGTCATGGGCCGCTGCTGGTGGTGGGGCAGTTGGCAATGGTACAAATGAAATTTTCTGGGAAAATGACCAAACAGTAACTGGTGATTATTCAATTACTAACAACAAAAATGCAGGAAGTTTTGGCCCTATAGAAATTCAAAGTGGCGTTACAGTTACAGTTGGTTCTGGTGAGACATGGACTGTAGTATAAAAGTGTATATAATAAACCTATGAGCCAATTAAAAGTTAACAGCATAATACCAGTAGCAGGTGTACCTAGTGGTGCTGATGGAGGAGGAACAATTCAAATTGCAGAAGGCACAACCTCTACAACAGCAGAAACTACAGGTTCAACTTTTGTTGATACAAATTTAACTGCTTCTATTACACCAGTAGGAGCTAATAGTAAGATATTGGTTTTTTACCATCAACATTTACAATTTTTCGCTAGTCATAACTCAAGTGGTGCTGGAATACAATTGGTAAGAGGATCAACTGTTATTAAAGAGGCAAAACCAACTGATAGCAATGGTCCATTTACTTATTATCTATCTACTTTAAACGGAGCTATAAATTATTATTTTTACGCTGATTGTGTGATTCTTGATTCACCTAGTTATTCAACAGGTGATACTTTAACTTATAAAACACAAATGAGAGTTTATAATACAGGTGCAGGTACTACAGTAAGAGCGCAAACAAATGATAATGGTGGTGCTAATCCCCCCACTTCTTATATGTATTTACAAGAGGTAACAGTATGAGTTTTGATTATGAGGCAATTAGAAAAGCATACCCTGAGACAGTTACTATCAACGATGCTACAGGAGTATTTGACAAAGATGGAAAGAAAATAAATATTATTCAATCTAAAATAGATACTGCACGAACCACGTTAGATGCTGAAGCCACTGCTGTTAAGTACAAAACCGATAGAACTACTAATGGTTCTACTGTTTACGCTTCTTTCGGAGATCAACTTGATATGTTGTATGCAGATATGCTCGCTGGTAAACTAGATACAACTGGAACGTGGGCTACCCACATCAAAGCCGTTAAAGACGCAAATCCAAAACCATGAGTACATTAGCAGTCGGTACAATTAAAAGCATTTCATCTGCTGCACCAGTATTTCAAAATACGAGTGGAACAGAGAAAGGAACATTATG